GTCAAAGCGTCGGGTCTTTTATTGAAAGACCACAGCATGGCATTTGGACGACTAGGAGCGCTTGGGAGGGGCTTCGGCGCGCTGGGTTCCGGACTCCTTGGGAGTGCGAGTGGGTCAGTCCCGTCGATCTCGGCCCCCGTGCTCGCGATGCACCCCTCATGGGTAACGACCGACAACGAGCCTGATTTTACAATCACCGTAGACGATACGGTGGAGGCTGGGGACGACGTTCGGCTTCAGGTCCAGGTTTCCGGAGGTGACTGGTCGAGCCCGGTTTCGGACACCACGCACGACATCACGGCGCCAGAAGATGCTGCGGACGAAATCGATCTGGCGCTCGCCGCTCTCTCGAACGCCAACTACGAGGCCCGTGCCAACGTCACTGACGGCGTAGTGACCAGCAACTGGTCGAACACGGTTTCATTCACCGTCGCCGCCTCTGCTCCCCCAAGTGCAGGTCTCAACGTCTACCCCTACCTCCTCGTTTAAAGGATCTAAAACATGGCTGCTCTTACACAACTGACCTTGACGAACGGCGTCCCCGGCGATGCCGCCGATGACGGAACGGTGCTGACGCTTGATGGATATCTGGCGCAAACAACCGGATTCAGCGCGTCGGCTACATTCACGCCCGCGGCGGCATCACACGTTGCGAACGACTGTAACGGCGCTGCTGGCACGTTCGCCAATATGGGTCTCAGCGGCAAGCGTATCGTGGTCACTTCTGCCACGCTGGAGATCGACGGCGCAACGGCTGAAGCCACTGCTTGGCGTCTGTACCTCTACAACATCACGCCGCCGTCAGCTACGGCGGACGATGGTGCATGGGACTTGCCATCCGGCGACCGCGCGTCCTTCCTCGGCTACGTTGACCTCGGAACGGCTGTTGACCTCGGCTCTACCCAATGGGTTGAAACCCATGGCATCAACAAACAAGTGACGCTGGCCGGGACCAGTCTATTCGGCTATCTCGTCAACTTGACCACGCTAACGCCAGCGAACGTCGCCCACATTGTGACCCTGCACGCGGTTGGCCTGTAATGCTGTCGCGAAACATTAACAGGATAATCCGGGCTGGGTATATCAGCCCTGCGGCGGCTGCGTTTCTGGCGCGTACCTCTGGTTTAAGCAATGTTGAGAGGCGCGCTTACATTAAGATGATCAACGGCATGGTGGCCGATGGTGTATGGGATAAGCTCGACGCGCTCTATATCTTCGCGACCAACAATACAACGACGGCAAATCTAAGCCTGGTAAGCGCGACTTATAATGCAACGCAAGTTGGTTCCAATCTTACTTTCGCGTCCGATGTTGGGTACACTCCGAGTGATGGTCTCTCAGGTCTCAATACCGGCTTTATTCCTTCCACCGCGAGCAGTCCCAAGTTCACGCTGAACAGCGGCTTCATCGGCGTCTATATTCGAAACAACAGAGTCTCCAATGCTGCAACCTACGCAATAGGTACGCAAGCGACGGGCGCCGATGTATCTATCCTTTCAGTTCTCAACGGCGGCGCATGCTTCTACGATATCAACGAAGCAAACTTCCCAAGCGTAGCGAGCACGACCGCGCAGGGAAGTTGGGCAACAAATAGAACGGGGGCCGCCGCTATCGCGCTTTATCGAAATGGTGTTTCGATCGGGACCAGCAGTGGATCATCCAACGCACTCTCTAGTGTCGCGTGCTACGTGATGGCCCGTAACAATAACGGCACGCTTTCCGGCGGCAGCAACGGCGATCAATTCTCAGCCGCGGTCATCGGAGGCGGGCTTACCGGAACTGATGTCACCAACTTCCAATCTCGACTGAACGCTTACATGACTGCAATGGGAATTAATGTGTATTGATGGTGGCATCAAACAAACGTTCCGTGATGAACATGAACATCTCCGGAGGGACGGAGGAAAGCTACATAGATTATGTTCGAGGCGGCATTCAGTTCGGGCCAGGATCGAGTTCCACTTGGTGGACTGCAGGCGATCCGCTCTGGACACAGAACATCGATTCAGACGGTTGGCCTGCATACTCAACTGCCGTCATCAATAAAATAGCCACTCTGGGCGCGATCCGCATTTCGGCGTCAACGAATTTCGCGGGGCCATATACCATTGACGGTTTCGGCTCCGGGGTGATTTCACTCAGTTCCGGAACATGGACCATAGGCGCGGCTACAGGCGTTTCCAAGAGCGGCAACAATCTCACTGTCACCGACCAAGGCGCTGGCGTTCGCTGGACGGCGCAGCTCACCTACAGCGGCTCGCAGTCATCTATCGGGCTGAACTGCGGCACGGTTGACCCGTTGAATACCGGAAAGTTCATCAGGCAGATTCGGTTTTATCGGACAGAGGACGCAGCCGACCTTGCGGCAGGAAAAGTATTTCGTCGTCCATGGAAGCAAATATATGCTGATCTAAATCCCAGCTTCATCCGATTTATGAATTGGTACGGCGACAACAGCGCGCGTCTCTGCCGTTTTGAAAACCGCGCCCTACCAAGTCACACCGGCATCATCGACAAATATAATTGGGTCACCGGCCCTCGATACGGTGAGACGACAGGGACGAACCAGATCGCGCTTGCCGCCGTAACGGGCACAACCGCTTCGATGGTGCATGGAGAAATCGCACAGACCCGCATCACCAACAACCTCGTGCGTTCTCCTGCATACTCAGGCGGCTCTGGCGTCAATAAAACCATTACTGCGATCACCAAGGCAAACCCTGGTGTCGTGACATGCACTGGACATGGGTTCAATACCGGCGACAAGATCATCCATCTCACTTCGGCCGGTATGACAGAATTAGACCGGCGGGTCTGCACGATCACTGTATCTGACGCCAATACATATTCGCTTGGGATCAACACCTCTGGCTTCACCACATTCACCGCTGGCACCTGCAATCAATATATCTCGCTTCAAGTCGGAACCGGCAACGATCGCCGAGACTACCCTATTGTTTTTGACGACGGTTACACGATCGCAAACCACTTCGGTCTCGAATACATTGCAGCCGGTGACGGCAAGACGTTCTATTTTGACAAGACGATCTATGCTGCGAAGGACAGCGACGGCACGATTATCCAAGGCGTGTGGATCTTTGGCGGCACCGGCAAAGACATCGGCCACAAACCAGGCATCCCGATAGAAATTTGTGTCGCCTGCATCAAAGAAATCAATGAACTATCAACCAGCGTGATCGGGATGTGGTTCAACATTCCGCACGGGGCGCTACTTTCTGTCGATCCGGACTACAGTGCAAATTCTAACACCGCAGTTAAGTCTGTCGATGTGGTCATCAATGGCGCTAACGGCTATGCTGGTCTCGGATCGAGTATCCCGCTGTTCATAGAATACAGCAACGAGACTTGGAACAGCGCAAACCTCGACTTCTCTCAAACGCTATACCTCACCCAAAAAGGTGTGCAACGGTGGGGCCTTGGTCTAACCACGACCACTGACCGTTCAAGCTATGCTCCTTTGCGATCTTACTTGATGTGCAAGGACATCCAAGCAGCGTTCCCGCGAGCGAGCTATCCTAGCATCAAGTACGTCATGGGGTTCCACGGTTCACAGGGCATCGCCAGCGGCGTCAACTATAATCGCGTTCATGGCACGACAGCGGTGTTAACTGACGCGACCTGGAACCCTAACGGCGACGAACCGATGTCGGTTCACGACCTTGGAGCATTCGCGGCCTACATCTACAACGACGACAGCAATGCCACGTACAGCAAGGCAACCTGCACGACAGCGTGGCTTGCGGCTGGTACTGATGAAGTTGCGAAAGAGGCCGCCTGTGCGCTATACGTTCTGGGGATGAAAACCCATGGTGGAACGCAGACTTTTGACAACTATTACGACAATCTGATGCCTGCCTATGCCACTCACCTTGGCGGCATCAGCAAGTATATAGCCATGTACGAAGGTGGTTGGGATCTGGCGATCACCGGAACGTCGGATCAGCAAAACTTCTTGGTTGCAGCAAAACGAAGCCGGGCATTCGCCAATACCCTGATAGGCGCATTCAACAAGTTCAACTCAAATTCAAATGCGTTTTATCCAGCGGACTACATCGCGTCGGGGGATCAATGGGGACACGCCTCGCCATCGGCGGCATTTGTAGCAGCCAATCTTGACCTGTCTTGGACTCTGATGGGTCTCCGCAATCGCGGCTTCCGGCAGATGGTTATCAAGACCTGATCGACTTTCGGTCTGCCAGGCACCCGTTCATCTGCTCGGTCGCGCGGGCGGTGGCGGATTCCTGATCTTTGTCCGTCCCAATGAAATAGCTGATATCGTCACGATAGACGATGAATATCCCGACAATCGAAACGGCCAGAAGCGCGAGGCAGACCCAAAGCGGCATTTCAAATCCTCCAAAAGCCGGACGCTACCCCACGTTGCCCCCTCCATCAAGACGGCAGATTGGTTAACGGCCCGGAGTTTGGCCATGAACGAAAGACTGGCCCCGGTCGGGATATTTGCGATCCCTGTTCGGCCGTACTCAACGCCATTACGCGCTGCATAAGATCGGCTCTGCACCTAGCACCGGGGTAATAGTCTCTGCTCAACACCGCGAGACTAAAGCGCGGGTTATTTTGACCACCGGCACTTTTGCCGCCTCGGCGCGCCGGATCATGTCTGCCGTACCTTTGCCGCCAGGAAACGCAATGACCATATGTGGCCTCCCCACATCGAGCATCTTCTGGTTCCGCTTTGGCCCGGCAGCCCTCCCGTCGCGCTCCCAGTCGGCTGGGTAGGCGTTGCAGAGAACGTCATGGGACAGCGCCCAGTCTGCTGCCAGTGTATCAGCGCCCCGCGCTGCGCCGTGGATCAGGCATTCAATCGGGTTTGCCTGATGGGCGGCGTCCAGAACCGTGGCGAGAGATTCCCGATCGTCATAGTCCCTGCCGCCGCAGACTAAAACTCGTTGTTTCATGGTTCTCCCTTTCGATCTTCGGTCATATCCGCGACTGGCGCATCTCTCGCAAGCCTCGCTTCAAAGCCGCCATCTGGTTAGATCTGCTAGCCTCTCGCTTGTCTCTCTCGCGAAACGAAATAGCTATGCTGGCGTGGCGTAGGTGGTCGAAAATTGAGCCGCGCCAGTCCTCTGAGGCACCTTCCGGACGGTCAATGCCCTTCATCTGCATTGCCCACGCTCTCACAAAATATCGCTTGTGGATGTCACACATAAACTTGAAGCTTTCGGGCTTGGTGCCCCATCGAGGCTGCCAGACTGACCAATCGGCCGGCTCCTCGCACCAACGTTCCTCGCACTGAGCCCGCTGTGGGCAATTGCAGCGGGAGGCGGCTCCTAGCTCTTTCACTGTCGGATTCCATTCGTGTCCGTGACCACGAAATAGCTGATCCCCCGCTCGGTGACTTCGAAATGGGTGATGCGTTCATTATTCTTCAGTTCGCTGGCACCATGAAATGTCTCGGCCGCCAGCCGCTTCCAGCTTATGAAGCCTGCTACAGACGATCTGTCCTTAGTTATTTCGATATGCATGTTTGCTGTTCCTGTCTCTACTGATGACCGGACTTCATCCTCGGCCAGAGATCATCATTCCCTCTGACACAACGTGTCCGCTTGGATCGACGTAAACTTCGCCAGCCTCGCACAGTTCACCGTTCACCCTGATCGTGCGGGCACCGCTGATGTTGATGTCGTGGGCCACAAGGTAGGCAGCGATGGCCGTGGCCACTTCGTCTCCAGTCAGTTCGATGGTCACGCCTGGGCCGTACTGCGTCGTACCATTGCCGCGCTTTATATTTGCCATGTCGGATTCCTTGCCTGATCGCTAGAGCCCCGGCGTGCGGGGCGGTTCTTTCGGCTTTGGCTTTTTCTGCAGGGCGGCCTTCTTTTCCAGCCACTCCCGGCGCTGCGCATTCGTGGTGATCGTGGCCTCGAACTCGTCGCGGTGCGCCTCGATCAGGGCGGCAACCGCCGTCAATTCCTGCTTCAGCCGGTCGCCGCGGTCGGTTCTGGCGCGATACCATTCGCCACGCTCCCATGCGATCTCTCGCGCCATTGCTTGGCACGGGTCCGTTTCCCATGCGTTCCAACGCTTCGCAGTGTCTGCGCACGTCATGCACGTAATCATGGCGGCGCGCTGCTTGCCGAGGTCCTTCTCGCGCTGGAAGAACTCTTCGCGCGTCAACGCCTTCACCTTCGAAGCGTCGTATCCGCATTCGGTCACCGCGCCCTCGGATGATCGCCATGGCAATAACGGGCGAATGATATGGTCAACGGGCTCTTTCATCGGGGTTCCTTGTCAGTGTTTCGGACAGCCGGCCAGACCGGGCTACTGGTAAACGGTGAGCGGGGTTCCGCTCTTGATGTAGAGCGGATGCTTTGGGGCACCTGACTTCGTTGTACCAAAACAGTATGCCGCAGGCTTCCAGCCGCGCACCCAAACCTTCATGGTGTGGGCACGTTTCTCGGCCATCGGATGGGCGCCCCAAGCGCAGATCACGATGTCACATCGATTGATAGCCGCGTCGCCGACGTCTGCGTTGCGTGGCCCGATTGGATCGTCAGCCTTCACCAACTCGGCCGGGTCGGTGGAGCGCAGGCCATAGAGGTTGACCACCTCAAAGCTGCCGTACCCCATGCCCTTCGCCAGCCGTGTGCAGGAGCGAATCGTCGCGTCATCCACCTCGGCGTCTGCCGTGGATGGATTGAGCATGACGTAAAGGCAGCGCGGCTGCGTATGATCCCAGGTGCGGCGCAATAGGTAACGATACTTGCCGCATTCGGAAATCACGGCGTCGCGCTCAATGAAAAGGTCGCCCACTGCTATCTCCAATTTAGTGTTTCGGTCTGTTTGAATGATCGCTAGACAACTTCGTTGCCGACTGTTGGCGGCTCAAAAGGTTCGTCGTCCTGTCGAACAATCGCCTTGCAGGGACCATCCTGACCATAGACCATGACGTAATGCCCAGCCTCCCGGAGGGCGCCATCTTTGTCCGGGGCGCTGCCTTCGGCGACAATCTGTCCGGCCTGTTCCACCTCGAATATCCAGCGTTCCATCATTCTCTCCATGCCGCCCAATGCGGCCTTCACTGTTTGGGATAGCGGACGGCTCAGGTGGTTAAGTGCCGATAACGTCTAGACAATCACCCGATTACGCCCGTCACCTAGGCACTCCGGGCCTCGTCTATTATCTAACGAAACCAATCACTTAAAATTGCCGTCCGCTACTCGTCCGCTATTCTGTCGCTGGTTTGTTTCTGCGCGCCACCCGCAGGGTCATGACCTCGGCCGTTGCCTTGGCGTCGTCCCGCGAATAGTTCTGTGTTTGCGCGACGTTACTGTGCGTCGCGGCCTTCCGAACCTTCTCCATGTCGGCGCCGGCCGCTGCGGCCTCGGTGATAGCGCCGCTCCTGGTGTCCATGTTCTTGACGTTCTTCGGGATGCCGGCATCGGTCGCCACCTTCCGCCACTTGCGCCGGAACTCGGTATTGTAATAGGGGTGATCATCGAACTCGCAGATGATCACCGGGCCCGACGCCTTCATCGCCGCCCGATCGGTGGATCCGAAGATGGCCTGAAATTCCTCCATCACCATCGGGGCGAGCTTCAGGTCGATCTCAATCTTCTTGTTCCGTTTGCTGGTGACGTGACGCAGGATCAGGTTCTCGTCGATGCGCTCCCAGCGCAGGCCGGTGATCCACTTCTTGGTCGTCGCCTTGCCCTTGAACTTCTTCGTCTGAACGATGTCCGATACGCCCGGTTCCTTCACGGGAACCCACTCTCCGATCACATCGCGCTGCCGCAGGGTGCACTCGAACTGGATGGCCTGGGCCAGCGCCATATAGTGCCAGTCGCGGGCATGGGCGGCCTTCCTGATGGCCGTGGCCTGTTCCGCGGACAACGCCACCTCGCGCGGCTTGGTGCCCTTGTAGCTCTGGCTGGATAGCGTGCCGGCAAGGCGCGAGCATTCCGCGTCGTCCAGCAGGCCGGCGCCGAACCGGAACAAGGTCCGCAGGGTGGCGACGAACGCGCCGCCCGCCGAAACCTTCTGGCCGCCGTCGCTCCATTCCTTGTACCATGAGAGGATCATGCGGCCGGTGATCTCGGCCAGCATCACGTCTCCAAACCGCTTGTCGATCCGCTTGAGCAGCGCGGCCTTGCCCTGCCGTGCCTCGTAGCGCTTCTTATGGAACGCGGAATCCTCGTCGTTCTGATACTTGTCAATCAGGTTGCTGATGGTGACCAGTGGAACAAGTTTGCCGCCAGCATCGCGCTCCCGGCCCCAGACGAGCATGGCGGATTGCAGATCCTCGCATTGCGAAGCGATCTCCAGACGGTCGATATCGTCGGGCTCGACGCCTTCCCACAGCTTCTTCGCGCCCGGCGCATAGCCGCGCTTCACGAGGTCGCTGCGGGCCTGCCAGTATGCAACCCACGTCTTCTTGCGCTCGCGCCAGACCAAGCCCGGCGCATTCTCAACGCGGGGCGGCGTACGTTCAATCATTGTTCTCGCTCCGTACAGGTTGCAGACCTACCGTGATCCCGGCGCGCTTATCCAACCATGCTTTCACCGCCGGCCAATAGCGCCTATTCGCAAAAAGCGGTTGTTTCCGGGGGAAACCATACTTGGATTCCAGGCCGGGCAGGATCTTGCGCATGTGCTTCTCTGGCACACCGAGGCGACGGATCAGCTCGGAATCGCTCAGGTAGAGCTTGCCCTGTTCGCGCTCGATCGTCTCGGGTGCCGGGGTGGTCATCAGAAATCTCCGCCCATAGGGCAGCCGCCGCGAATAGCAGGGCAGGTATCGCCATCTGAATACGGAAGGTGGCAGCTAGGGCATGGGTCGCCATTCTTCCGCTCTGGCGGATCGGCCGTAAGCTCCATGAGCCGGCGCAGTAATGCAGCCTCTTTGGAGGGGTTCTTGGTCAATGGTCCGACATTCACGGACCTCTTCAGGAAGTCGAGATAGGCTACAACGGCCTCATGCAATGGCGTGGTCATGGATCAGTCTCTGTCTTCGTATTCATATTCCGGGTAGTAGTCGTGATCCTGGGCGCAAATCTCTTGGTAGATGTCGTCGTCATTACTCAGGATCGTGACCAGCCAGTCGGGAGCCGGAAAGTAGTTCTCGGGCTTGGCCGTCTTCGGATCCTCGTCCGTCGTGTTGATCTCGACCTTCACGAACTCGATCTCTGCGGGCTCGGCAGGGTGCCCCTCGTAGGACAGCGAGCCGTAATGAGCCGGGCTTCCGGCGCTGAATGTGTACTCGGCAAAAACCATCACCGTCTTGCGGCCAACCTGGAAGTCTGTTTCGTAGAAGTGAGTAGCTGGCATTTCAGCCTCCTTTGCTAGTCCGGTCTTTCGTCATGTCCGGCACAGCGCGCTTAGCCGCTCGCGGTAGTAGGCCGAGACGTGCGAATCATGAGGCCTCCTCCGGTAGTCGGGGGGCGGCCTCCCGACCATTCTCATGGCGGACAGCCCATCCATTAAATGCCAAATGTCGCCGTTATCCATGCCCAACTCTCGGAAGTAGGCTATCCATTCGTCGTTCGTTTTCATTCGCCACCTCGGATACCATCCGTGACCGCGCCATAGCTTCCCGGCGCGAACGGCGATTCCAAGCCCCTCAAATGCTCGCGGGCTATCCTGTGCCAATTCTTTGGCGTCATAACGATCACATGGCCGCCGCAGTTGATGCCGATCCCGCCGTCCTTCGTGACGTGGATTGAATCCGCATAGAAACTGCCGTTGCCCTCGTCGGGGCCGCGCCAGATTTCGCGGTCGGTATTCTCGCAAGCCTGATTGTTGCTCATGGGTTTCGGTCTCCAGAAGAGTTCGGTTTCTTAGCGCTCCACTCTGCGGCGGCTATTGCCTTTTCAGCGGTTTCATAATGGCCACTGTAGAACTGACTAGTGCAGTAGCAAAAACCGCTTTTGAACTCAGCGCAAACCGATTTGATTACCATGATGTCCGGTTTGGGCAGCAGCCGCATGCTCATGCTTTGCTCTTATGGTCACCGGAAGAGTTCGCCAGTTCGAGCAGCACGTCGGCGTGGCACGGTTGGTCGAGCGGGCACCAACACATCAAGTTTTTACCGCCGAGATCGCGCTGGATTTGACGCAGCGTCTGTGGCTTGCCTTTGATGATGGGCAGGAACGCCGCAATCATCTCGTTGACCTTTCCGCCTGTGAGCCATCGGCGGTAGAGGTCGGCCGCCGCGGCAGCGCGGTCGTGCGGATCTTCTCCATCTAGGCCCATCGGGATGCATTCGATCGCAACGCCCTCGTTGTCGCGCGGGAATGGATTTCCCCAGCGGGTAGGGCGGCCGACATAGACCGCGCCATCTGGTGACTTCCAGCCTTTGGTGCGCTTGCGCTGGATTCGCTCAGGCATCTTTGCCCTCGCGGTCTGCCGGAGACTGCGCGTGGTTGACGTTCGGGCAGGCGCATTCAGCAATCAGCTTGGCGCACTGCCAGCACTTGCCTTCAGCCTTGCGCTTCGCTCGGGTTGCACGCCAGCGGTCCTGACGCTCGCCGAAGGTCTCGCGAAACTGATCGTTGAATCGTTCCCAGTTCATGATCCCTCCCGCTGTGCCGGACTTCCCACAACTCCGGACTTCTTGCCGTAGATGTATTCCTCAGGCGTCATTTTTTCCTCGTAGATGAAGTCTTTCTCGCTGACATCGCAATAATCCAAAAGCAGTTGAACGCCCGCGCTCCGGTCGTTCGGGAACACCTTCAAAGCATATTGCTTGGCATCGTATTGTCGGCTCATTGTCCGGACTCCTGGGGAGACGGCAAGTGACCGGAGAGGCACGCGGCGTCCAGAACGTCACGTTCAGCAATCGCCATTTCGTCCGGAGCCTGGCCCTCAACCCAGCCGCGCCGCGAGCCTCGCGCGATGGAAAGTGCCTCTTCGCGCGAATAGCGCCCAGCCGACTTGACGTGCAGCGTGTAGCCGGCGCTATTCGGGCGCCACCAGCAACGATGCTCATTCGACCAAACTAGATATTTTCCGTCCATCTATTCCCCCTGTGACCGGAGTTGCGAAGTATCCGAAACCCCTCGCTTAAACTCCATTGCCGCTTCATGGGCCTCGCGGGCTGTGGCGTGGCCGCCACCGACTTGTCGCGGCTCGCCCTCAAACCAGATGCGCCCGAAATACGGCTTGGGCCGTCCATCATTGATCTTCCGGACGTGTTTGAAGCCATGCTTGTTCATGCTGCAAAATCCATCGTTAATTGGGTTGGTTTAACCCGGATGCGCTGGATGAAAGCCTTAGCCTCGCGCCAGTCATTCGCGTTGCGGCCCTGCCGGCGAGCTGCAAAAGACCAAGCCATGGAATCGGCGCTGTGCAGGCAGTCGCGGACTACCCATGAACTGAGGGCGGTGGTTTTCAGACCGAACCCATGCAGTCGAAGATCCGGCCTTTTACGCTTGATTGCGGTCAGAATTTCTTCAATAGCTCCAATATCCGCATTTCGCTTGCAGATGGAGCCGACTCCAACGTAGGCACCGCGCGCCAGCCGGTCGCCGTACATTTCGAGGTGTCGCAGATAATCCGCGACCGTATAGCCTTGCAAAACCGGCATAATGTAGACGCGCGGATCAACCAAGGCGACTAGCGCATCATACCGCTCGATTGTCAGGCGCTGATGTTCCTCGACGGAAAGGCCGGTCTTCTGGATGATGAATGGTTCGCACATATAGTCTTGTGCCACAGCGGCAATGAGTGAGGGATCGTCAGCCCATCGATTGATCTCGGCGGCATACTCGGCAACGCTATGTCGATACTCGCCATGCTGGGAAATCTCGGTAAAAGCCCCGCTATCCATGATCCAGGCGCCAGCCCCGATCGCCTTCTTGCGGCGTCGAATTCGGTTCACGCTAATGAAAGCATGATCGAAGTGCTTCGCGTCGCTGGGCTGATGAAGGCCAACGTAGAACATCATTTGCCCTCTCGTAGTGGGCGCGAAATCAAAACTGTCATCGGCTCAACCCCACCTGGTTTTTTTCGACAGCCTGGTCTCGCGCTGGAGATATGTTTCCTCGAAAAACATGGCTACGGCGATGAATGGGGAAATGAGAACGCCCAGGATGATAAACATCATTTGCCCTCGCGAGCTGGAGAGGTGACCGTCACGCCGGGAGTATTGAAACGCAGCGCGAACAGACGATTTAGTTCTCTCTCGGCCCTGTTCATTGTTGCCATAGCTGCGGCTCGCGCGCTGTCTGCCGCCTCAAACTTGGCGCGGCTTTCCTGATACTCTTTGGACGCCTTCTCGTATTCGTCGTGCCAATACTCGTCCCGCGTCATTTGCTGGTCCGGTCTGTCGATGTGTCCGAAAGTCTGCGAATCCAATACTCGACCGGGTGCTCGGTCTGCTTGCCGGATGATGGATAAGATTCAGCGATCTTGGCGCATTCCTCGATCACCAAGGCGCGCAAGGCCGCCGCAGGGCGCTCCTCAAGCAACTCAATAGCTCGGGCTGCCGGAGTTTGGGCAACTCCGCTCATGCGCGCGAATGCAAAAGATATAGCGCCCTGCGCTGACGGCTCCCATTCAAGTTGGTCGCAATATTCGTCCCAAAGCTGTTCAGCGGACTCGGGAGATGTCTGCGTCATTCTAAAACCCCCTTCAAAATCGGCACGAGAAAAATGGTCACGAACACGAACGCGGCGAAGAACAGCACGAACTTCTTTAGACAGCGGGTGTCCTGTGCATCGCTCATTGCATCCTCTGCCAGATATCGTAGAGCGCGCCAGCTATCGGCAGGCCGAGAACGATGGCGTCGATGAACAGGTAGCGCATCTCACTCACCCAAATTCGACCCATCGGTGGAATCCGTCCACCACGGAAAGTCGCGCGTCACCCGCCATGTCCACAGGCCGAGAACGGCGATTGCGGCGAATAGGATGGTGGCACTCACGACTTCCACTCCGGCCGCTCGCCAATTGCAGCCGGCGATTCGTTCACGCAGATGTATGCCGGTTCGTCTTGAATAGCGGCGGCGAAAGTTAGTACCGACCCCGTTAATCCGTCCGGAGTGATAAAACAGACCTGATTCATGTTGACGTAAACATCGCGCTCGTATTCGTCCTTGCCCTGTCTGAATTTCATCATGAACGGTTTCATCCGCTAATCCTTGCATGATGGCCCGAGGGGGCCGGGGCCGGTGTAGTTCCAGTCACCTTGCGACAGGCAATCGGCCTTGGGCTGCAGATCCTGAAGATGGGAAATGATTTCCAGCACCTTTACCTGGGGGATGACGCAGCAGCCGACGCCGGCAAAATCACGCGAGAACACCACGGTAGTCACATCAACCGCCGGGAAGTCGTCCTGCAGCTCGCGAATGAGGTCGGCTGTTGTGGTCATAGGCTGTGACGGCAACACTGGATTGGTCATCGTTCTCTCCCAGCTTCTCGAATGGAGCCGTCAAAGCGGCGCCAGCGGGTCATCGTGCGAGGCTTCTTGATGCCGATATGACGCTTGCGAACGCGGTCGTTCTTGGCCTTCTGTGCTACGTCCTCGGCAGTCTTGACCTTGTGCGGTTCAACCAGGGCCGGGGCCATGTTGCTCTCGCGGTTCTCGCCACCGTTGATGAGTGCCTGCGGGTGTTCAAGCTGCCATTTGTCGCCGGGCATGATCTTGCGGCCGGACAGGTAGCAGACGCCCTTATGCTTCTCGAACACCCGCAGTCTGACGCGCGGAGGGGCTGGCGTATCCGGCGTCTTGCCTATCCACTCGGGGAGTTCACGCATGCTCCACCACTTTCCACGCCTGAAACGCGCTATCGAGCTGATGCCAGATGATGCGGGCTCGCTGGTTGGTCCCAAG